CTATTTCTGTAGGTTACGCAGCACACACTAAAGCAGATGGTACAAGTGAAGCAGCAGACGTAGATCAATACAAAGCTGCGGCAGCTTCAACTTCTGCAGAAAGTGTTGCAGTGTTAGACACGATTGCATTAGATAAAAATGCAGTAACAGATGCTAACAAAGATGGTGTTCCAGTTACAGTTACATTAGCAGGTGCTAATGGTACTGGTACTATTCAGTTGCAAATGTTATATGTAATTGACTAATAAATAGAATTTTAGGGGAGGAAAGCGAGAGTGGAACTCCCCTAGGATGCAATGAAGCAAATAAAAGATTTAAAAACTGTACTACATTTTAGAAAAGATAATCATGTATACAGATATGTGTTGGTAGACAGATTTAAGTATGGTCCTAAATATCATTATGGATTTGATATTAAGGAAGAAAGATTAGAAGAAGAAATCCATGCCTTAGAAAAAGATAGACACATAAGGCGTAAATATATTATAAGGAAGTAGTATGGCATCAGTAGTAGATATTTGTAATGGAGCATTAAATCAATTAGGTGCTACAACTATTCTTTCTTTAACAGAAGATTCAAAAAATGGCAGACTATGCAATGCCAGATATACTCAGATAAGAGATAGTGTATTTAGATCACATCCTTGGAATTGTTTACAAAAAAGATTAGAACTTTCATCATCAACAGATACTCCTGCATGGGGATTTAGTTTTAAATATGATTTACCGGGTGATTGTTTAAGATTACTTAGAATATTAGATTATGATTCAAATCATAAAGTAGAAGGTAGATCAATTTTATCTAACAACTCTTCCATGAAGATATTATATATTTCAAGAGTTACAGACCCAAATCAATATGATGAAAATTTAAGAGAAACATTATCAGCAGCATTAGCTGCGGATATAGCATACGCTGTTACATCTAACAATACCACACAACAAAACATGATTGCTCTTTATCAAGAAAAATTAAAAGATGCTAGATTTGTAGATTCAACTGAAGGATATAATACTGGTAGAAATGATCTATCTAAATATCCTGCAGGCTGTAAGACACTTGAGAATATAGTTATCTATCCGCATGGTGCTGCAGCTCGTAGACCGGGTACTCAATTCATAGCAGAAGTAAAAACATCTTCTGCAAAAACAAGATTAATTCCTTTTGAATTTTCAACAACACAAACTTATATTCTTGAGTTTGGCAATCAGTATATGCGAGTATACAAAGATAAGGGTCAAGTATTATCAGGTGGTTCAGCTTTTGAAATATCTACACCATATTTAACTGCAGAACTATTTGATATTAAATTCGCACAATCTGCCGATGTGATGTACATAACACATCCTAGTCATGCAACAAGAAAACTATCAAGAACAGATCATACAGCTTGGACATTAACTGCAGTTGATTTTATTAATGGTCCATACTTAGATACCAACACATCAACTACAACAATCACAGCTTCAGCACATACAGTAGGAACTGGTAGAACTTTCACTGCTAGTGCCAATACATTTGTATCAACAGATGTTGGAAGATTAATTAGATTTAGAGATGGTTATGCAAAGGTAACAGGATTTACAGATGCTACAGTTGTAACTGTTGAGATAATAGAAGATACAGGATCATCTAGTGCTTCTACTGATTGGTCATTAGGTGCATTTTCAGATACTACAGGTCATCCATCTTGCGTAACCTTCTTTGAACAAAGATTAGTTTTCGCAGCAACATTAAATAATCCGCAAACAATTTACTTTTCAAAGTCAGGTGATTATGAAAACATGGATGCAAATATTGGCGGAACTGTGGCGGATGATGATGCTATTGTTTATACGATTGCATCCAACCAAGTTAATGCCATAAGATTTCTTTCACCAACTAGAACTTTAATTATTGGAACTGCAGGAGGTGAGTTTGCAGTTTATGGAGGTGGAGATAATGATGCGATTACACCAACAAATATTATTATTAAAAAACAATCAAACTATGGTGGAGCAAACGTAGATGCTGTACCAGTAGCTAACGCAACATTATTTTTACAAAGAGCTAAAAGAAAAATAAGAGAACTAGCTTACAACTTTGATGTTGATGGTTATGTTGCTCCAGACTTAACTATTCTTGCCGAACACATTACACAAGGTGGTATTACACAAATGGCATATCAAGAAGAACCTCTATCTATTATTTATGCTGTAAGAGAAGATGGTGAATTGGTAGCACTTACATATCAAAGAGATCAACAAGTAGTCGCTTGGCATAGACATATTTTTGGCGGTTCTTTTGGAACTGGTAATGCAGTTTGTGAAAGTGTTGCAGTTATTCCTACAGACTTAGATGAGTATGAAGTTTATGTTATTATAAAAAGAACGATCAATGGTGCAACAAAAAGATATGTAGAAGTTTTAAATCCATTTGATTTTACTGAAACAGACAATACCTCATTTAATTTTTTAGATAGTCAGTTAAATTATGATGGTGTTTCAACAACACTCAATGGAGATATTACAAACTCAGCAACTACAATTACTTTAACAGATGCAAGTTCTTTTAACAGTTCGGGTAAAATAAAAATTAATAAAGAGATTATAGCTTACACAGGTAAATCATCAAACGATCTTACAGGATGTACTAGAGGTCAAAATTTAACTACTGCAGCAGCACATACATCGGGTGATACAGTAAATCAAGTAGTTGAAACAATATCAGGTTTAACTCATCTTGAAGGACAAACAGTTTCTATATTAGCTGATGGTGCAACACATCCAACAAAAACTGTTAGTTCGGGTGCTATTGGTTTGGATAGAGCAGCTAAAAAAGTTAAAGTAGGTTTAGCTTATACTTCTTTACTTCAAACAATGAGAATAGATGCTGGTTCACAGAATGGAACATCACAAGGTAAAACAAAAAGAATATATGAAATTACACTAAGATTGTTTGAAACTGTTGGTGTAGAAGTAGGACCAGACTTAAATAACTTAGAAAGAATACCATTTAGAACTTCTGCTGATCCGATGAATGAAGGGATACCTCCATTCACAGGTGATAAAGAAGTTGAATTTAGAGGAAACTACGATACAGATGGTTTTATATTTGTAAGGCAAACTCAACCTTTACCTTTGACTATTTTATCGTTATACCCAAGGCTAGTAACAAATGATGGATAACATACTACATATTGTGCCTTATACTGCAGAACATGGACAGTTTATATTATCCTGTCAGATGAACCATAAGGTATTAGAAGCAGATAAAAATTATATTAACATAGAAGGTAATGCTAAAAATTTAGAGCAAGATCATTTAGCATTTACTGGTATTGTTAATAACAAACCTATCTTTGCTGCAGGTATGAAAATGATATGGGGTCAAGTAGCAGAAGGTTGGGTCATAGCATCAAGTGAGATGTGGAACTATCCTTTAGCTGTTGCAAAAGCAATCAAAAAAGATTTTGCAAGAGTTGCTAAAGAAAATAATATTGTCAGAGTTCAAACTGCAATCAGAAAAGATTTTAAACAAGGTCAAAGATTTGCAGAGTGGCTAGGTTTAGAGAATGAGGGTTTAATGAGAAAATTTGGTTTTGATGGAACAGACCAATACAGATATGCGAGGATATTCTAATGTCAGGAGCTATACCATTTATAGGACCAACAGTATCTTTAATTCAAGCAAAGAACGCTACAGAAATAGGAAAATTTAATCAAAGGGTATTCAATAGAAATGCTGTAGTTGCTGAACAAGAAGCTGAAAGAATAAAACAAAAATTAAATTTTGATATTGCAAGATTTGACGATCAATTTTTACAATTACAAGGTTCAACAAAAACAAGAATACTAAAATCGGGTGCAGAACTTTCTGGTACTGCTTTAAAAATTTTAAGAAGTAATGCTGAACAAGCAGAGATTCAAAAAGATGTTATGGAGTATAATGCAAAAGTTGAAGAAAGCAGAAAAATTGAAGAAGCAAACTTTGCTAGAATATCAGGCACTATGGCAAGAAACAGAGCAAGGATGCAAGCACTAGGATATATCGCAAGTGCTGGTTCAAGTTTATTAACTAACTTTGGTAATCCTTATGGAGGAAATACAGATGCCTAAGATTCCTACATTTACAGCTACAGCAGAAATGACTAATAGATCATCAGCTATTCAAACTAATTTACAAGCTAGTATGAAAGATTCTCCTCTTACAGCTTTAGAACCTGCTATTGCTCAAACAACAAAATATTATTTAAAACAAAGAGATATAAGAGAAAAAACAGAAGCAAAGAAAAAAGCATTAGAAGTATTTACTGAATTAGGAACTACAGATAATGCTAGAATAAAAAGTTTATTACAAAATACAGTTGATATTAATTTACCAAAAAGAATTACAAATGTTAAAACTAATTCAAGAAACGCATTAGAAAAAGATTTAGAAATTACACACAACAATACACAAAATGTTCTTTCTAATGAATACCTTGTTGCAACAGATGCTGAAACTAAAACAACAATATTAGATCAGGCAATCAATGAAGAAATAGATTATGGAAATCAAATAGGATTATCAAAAATTCAAACGCAAGAAAATGTAGATAAGGTAAAACAAAGTTATTTAATATCAGATGTAAATAAATTAATAGAAAATAAACAATATGCTGCAGCAGATGCTATTTTAAAAAATACAAAAGATTCTCCTTTTTTAGATGTTGAACAAAGAAAAGATTTATTAGCAAAAGTTGAAGAAGGATTTAAAGAAGATTTAGCACAATCTAATATAAAAAGTTTAATATTAAATAAATCTCTTTCTGAAGCAGTAGGAGCTGAATTAGAAAATGTTGATGGTAATAAGATAACTAAAAAAAAAGGTGCTTCAGTAATTAATGAATTTATTTTTGAAACTAATCAAGATGGTTCACCAAAATATTCTCCAGCAGATATAATTGAATTAGGTATAGGTAATAATGTTGCTGTGCCAAGTTATAAAGAATCATTAGTAGCAGGAGCAGCTAATATGACAGATACTGGAGATCAATCAAAAGTATTACAAGGGTTTCAATTATATAAATTATTTAAAGTACAGAACGCAGATGAGGTGTTAATGAAAACTTATAATATATCTCAATCAGATATAGAAAGTTATGAGGCATTAGATTATTCAATTAATACATTAGGTGAAACATTTGAAGCAGCATTAAATAGACAAATAAGAACAAGAGCTGGTGATTTTAAAGAAAGAAATATTGATGATACAAAAATTGATTCAAGAATAAATGAATTAGATTTTCAAGGTAGATCATTATTAGATTTTGGTTCTCCAGATGTAAATAATATTCAAGTTGTTGAAAATATTTTAAAATATACTGCTAATATGTATTATAAAGCTGGAGGTTCTGAAGATACTGCATTAGAAGCAGCAGAAAAATTTTTAGAAAAAAACTTTCGTATAGATACTTTCGGTCAGGTAGTAAGAATTGATCCTAGAATACCAGAGTATCATGATGAATCTATTAAATCATTTATCAAAACTTTATATGATGAAGGTAAAATTAATAAAGAAAAAAATGAATTAGAAGATATTATTCCTCAATACTATGATTATAGTAAATATAATATTCAAGGTTTTACTTTAATAAATAAAAAAACTGGTGAACCATTATACTTACAATCAGAAGATTTTGATGAAGAACCTTATTCTGTTGGAAGATTTACTCAAGCACAAATAAAAGAAGTTATTTATAAACCATTCAAATCAAATGAATACGATCAATTTTTAATTGAGTTTGATAAAAGAAAACAAATGAAACTAGAAGCTGAGAATTTTGGTTTAGGAATATACGATATGTAATGTCAAAAGAATCTTTAAATATAAATGCTGATCCATTAAAAGAAGGCTCTGATAAAATAGAGTTTACTGTAGATAAACTTGGTTTAACTAATCCTGCTAGAACTATTCCTACAGATGTAGACTACTTTATAAGAAAACAACAAGGTGATTTAGAAAGTAAATATACATTTCCTCAAGCTGTTAAAAAAGCATTTGAGATAGATAATTTATTTGTATCAGGAATTAATAAATTAAACCAACCACAAGGACCAGATATAGATTTTGATTTTGTTCCAACAGAAGATATGTTTAATATTATAGAAACATATCCTGATTATATGAAAAATGCTTTCTTTGAAGCAAGAAGTGAATCTCATTTTTATAATATTAAAAGTCAAGTAGATGAAAGAGTAGAGGTAGAAAAAGAAATAGCTAAGTTAGGCTTTGCAGGTTTTGGTGCAAGAATGATTGCTGCTGTGCTTGATCCTGCTGCAATAGGATTATCAATAGCAACAATACCTTTGGGTGGTTTTGGTGCGTATGCAACAGTGCCAACAAAGATTATGAGATTAAAAAGAGCATTAAAGTTTGGTGCAATCGTTGGTGCAGAAAATGCTGCTATAGAATCAGGTTTAGTTGCACTTGATCCTCTTAAAAATCCAAACGATATTAAGTATGCAATGTTAGCTGGATTTACTTTAGGTTCTCCTGCTGGTTGGTTTGGCAGAGTTAATGTTAAAAAAAATAAAGTTCCAAATGATATTGTTAAGTCATATCAAAAAACAGATTATGCAGCTAAGAAGATGCAAAAAAATTTAGAGCTTGAAGATGTACAAAAGTTTGCTGCCGAAAATGATTTTGAATTAAATCCTAATTACATAAAAAATCAAAGAATGAAATTATCAAAAGAAACAAATGTTATGAACGCAAAGATTATTGAAGATCCAAGAAATGCTCCTGAAGTTGGAACATATTGGGAAGAGTTTTTTAAAAATACATCCTTTAGATATGATCTTGCTGGAGATTTGAATAGATCAAAAATTCCAATAGTAAAAAGATTTAGAGAAGTTGCTGTATCTGATCCTGTTGTAGGTAATCCAAGAGGAGATACTGCAGTTGAGTGGGTTCAAAGAACAAAAATAGAAACTATGAACGCTTACTCTAATTATAGAGAGATAGCTTTACGATCTTTTAAAAAATTAAACAAAAATGTTTCATTTAAAAATACACATGACATAGAAGAAAAATTTGAATCAATAATGTCAGACCTAAAAGAATATCCAGATATGTATAGATTTTCAAATCAAGTTACAGAAGAAATGAGAAAACTTGCAGGATATGCTACAAAAGCATTTGATGATACTTTAGATATTGTTGGACAAACTGGAAGAGAAGGTTGGCAAGAAATAGCAGGTTATAGACAAAAAAATTATATTCCTCATGTACATTCATCAGAAAAATTAATTAAAGCATTAGATGCTTATGGACCAAAACAAATGAAAGAAGTTTATGCAAATGCTTTAAGAGCAATGAAAGCAGATTTAGGAGATGATCTTTTTAATGAAATGATTGATAAGATGATTAAAAAAATATCAACACCAAGAGTTTTTGGACAAGAAGCAGATATAGCAAGAGTATTTCAAGGATCAAACATTGTAGTTATTAGAGAGTTTCTTGAAGATATTGGACTAAAAACAGATCAAATAGATAAGATTATTGCTAAAATAGAAAAAGGTTCTGGTAACACTTTAGATAGAAATGCAAATAGAAGATTACCTTTTGATCTTAATGCAAGAATAGATGTTAAAAATTTAAAAACAAATGAGATTCAATCTTTATCTGTAAAAGATTTAACAGATAGAAACCTAACAAGATTATTAAAAATGTATAATCAACAAGTCTTAGGTTCAGCAGCAATGGCTAGATTTTTTAATTTTAAAAATAATAAAGAGTTTAGAGATTTTATGAAGCAGGTTGAATCTGAAGGAAGAAATTTAGGATGGGAAAAAACATATAGAGATATAGAAAATATAGAAGTAGTTGTTGCTTCTATTACTGGCAGACAATCACCTTTAGAAAAAGGCGGTGATCCAAATGGATTTATGAGAAGAATGGCAAGATTAGTTCAAGACTACAACTTTCTTAGATTATTTGGTCAAGTTGGTTTTGCTCAAGGTGCAGAATTATATACAGGTATTTCTGAATTAGGATTAAAAACATTTTTAAAATCTAATCCTGCTTTTTCTGATATATTAAATAAAATAAGAGCAGGTAAAATAGAATTTGACGATCCTATATTAGAAGAATTAAGATCACAAGGATTGCCAGTTGGTTTAGATAAATTCATGCACACACCAACAGGTAGATTTGATAATGAATTAGATATATCTTTAGGTGGTACAGGAAGTAGATTAGATAATATTGAGTTATTATCAGGTAAGGCTAAAAGATTTGTTGCTGATATATCATTCTTAAATCCTATGACAATGTATACACAAATTATTTTAGGAAGAGGTATGGCTCTTAAAATATCAGATATAGTAAACGACTATGTAAAAAAATTTGGAACAACAAAAATATACAATAAACTTTCTAAAGGAGATCAAGTAAGATTTAAAACTTTAGGTTGGAGAGAAGATGAATTTAACAGAATAGCAGATCAAATAAAAAAACATTCTGTTTATAAGGATGGTAAATATCAAGCGATAGGATTAGAAGATTGGACACCAGAAGCAAGAGCTAATTACAATGTTGGTATGCAAAGATTTATAGATAGAGTAGTTCAAAGAAATGATGTTGGTGCTATGAGTAGATTTTTTACAACTGATTATACTAGAATACTTACTCAGTTTAGAACATTTACATTAGGCTCATACACAAAACAATTAATGAATAGATTGTATGTTCTTGCAGAAACAAGAGGTAAAGATTATCATACATACGCAACATTTATTGCATCTATGGCTGGTGCTGTACAGTTCTACGCTGTTCAACAATATATAAATTCTTTTGGTAGAGATGATAGACAGAAGTTTTTAGAAAAAAGATTATCTGTAGAAAATTTAGCAAAAGTAGGATTTATGAGATCATCATGGTCATCACTAATACCGGGAGCAATAGATACAGCTATGTATCCTTTTATGGAAACATCACCTTTTAGTTATGGAAGAAATACTGAACTAGCGTCTCAATTTATTAGTGGTATTCCCACAGTTAATTTATTTAACACAACAGTAGACACAGTAAGAACTGGTGTTAAGTTAGGATTTACAGACTATCAGGCATCAAAAAGAGATGTACAACAATTTCTTTCTTTGATAGCACTACAAAATGCTTTGATTATAAAAAATGTCAATAATATGATTGTTGATGAATTAGGAGAATAGTATATAGAGGATTTATGACAGTATCTACAACGATAATAAAATCATCACATAATGGTAATGGCTCAACCACAACCTTTGCTTATAATTTTAAAATATTTGCGGACACAGATTTAGTAGTAATTATCAGATCATCCACAGGAACTGAGACAACTAAAAC